AAACATAGTAGCCAATTATTTTTGGCTACAAAGTTACAAAATCAAGTCCGTTTCATTGCAAAATACGGCATAAAAGACTATAAATCAACTATTTCAAAGATCGAATTGCCCTATTTTATTGGACAGTAGTGTAAGAAGAAAATGAAAAAGTTTTTTGAAAATTTATCTAGAAAGATTGAAGATGCGGCTTTTGAGGCGCAGCTTGATGATTTTACTTGCGAGTTTGATGCTATTAACAAACCAGCCGAAATCGTGGTGTTTGTTAAGAGTAGAAAGGTTATTCATTCAAATGGAAACGTTTCTTCTTATCCATATTACAATGTAGATAAGATTAATATCTATGATGAAGACGGAAAAGACGTTTCTTCAAAATATCCTTTGTTCTGCCAAAGAGTTAAGAATTGCGTGCCTTCTTATAAAGATGTTGAGAATGACTTGATGGAGGCAAATATGAGCGACACAGAACTTTATTTTGGCTCAGAAGCTAATTATTTGCGTTATAAATATGGCAACTAATTTTTGGATATGGAGTACGAAAATATGTTTGTTGGTCTTTCGTCTGTAATGAGTAACGACCTTAAAATATTAAGGTACGAACTAGAGTATGGATGGAAATTGGCTCTTATGCCAAATGATGTGTGGTACAACTAATTACATTTAAAATTTCAAATTATGACAGAAAAGATTGATATAGCGGAAATCCTTAAGGATAAGCCAGCAAATACGAAGCTATATTCTCCTTTGTTTGGTGAAGTAGATTTTTCACATGTAGGTGGCGATAATATAGCTGTGGAACATCATGGAGGTATATCATTATTCTTTAGTAGTGGCAGATTCTTTGATTTAGATGAATCAGAGCCGTTATTATTCCCTTCAAAGGAAATGCGTAATTGGTCTAAATTCGCTTGGAAGAAAGGCGATGTGCTTTATAGTGCAGGATTGAAAGAGTATTGTGTATTTAATAAGTTTATAAGCGATGGCTACTTGATGTTCATTAGCAAATACAACGTTGATGAAAACACAAAAAGAGTTGTGCCTAAGACGTATGACCCAGATAAAAACACAGTCAATTATGAAAAAGTATCTGACGAGAAAGTAACTGAGATTATTTCCTTGATAGAAGAGCACTATGGTGGTAAGCTAAACCTCAGTACATTGGAGATAGAAAAGCAGTCTGAGTTCAAGGATGGGGATATAGTAGCCCTTGTGGTACGAAAATGTACACATATTGCTATATTCCAATCGAGACAAGAGGCATATATAGGATTCCATGCAGTTCTTTGCCAGAATGATGAGCTTCTTCTAGAAGAACCATTCAGAGAAGATGTTGGAGATATTGAACTTCGCCTTGCTACGGACTCGGAAAAGCAGCAACTCTTTGATGCTCTCGAAAAGGAAGGCAAAGCTTGGGATGCTGAGAAGAAACAGATTGTGGATTTGAAGCCAAAGTGCGAGTTTAAGCCATTTGATAAGGTACTTTCAAGAAGATGTTCTGAAGATTATTGGGTATTAAACTTCTATTCACATAAGACAGATTATTATCATATATGTATTGATGGAAGTTCAAACTTGTATTGCATCCCTTACAACGAAGAGACAGCACATCTACTAGGAACGACTGATGATTGGGAAGGAGGTGAGCAATGATTAAGCCAGTTACTATGTATTCTGTAATATGTGATAGATGCGGAAAAGCCTTCATTGATGAGTTTAATGGCATTGCAGCTTGGTTAGACGAAGGTACTGCCAAAGAGCAAGCAATGGAAAGTGAATGGGCAGAGATAGGCGATAAGCACTACTGCCCAGACTGCTATGAGTTTAACGATGAACTTGATGAATATGTTCCTAAAAAGAAAGGAGAAAGAAAATGAAACAGAAATTATTAAGCATTAAATATAGATTAGTTGCTTTATGGTGGTTCTTAACAAGAAAGAACTACTATCTTCTGTCATACAATGACAGAAAAAGTGAATTTTTGGAAAGCACCAATGTAGTAATTCCAGAGTTCATTGAATGGGTAAGAAAGAAGCATGGTGTACCTACCAACAATGAGATAATCATGGAGTTGAAGAATATCGGCAACCTCTGTAGAAGCACGGATATTCTTGCCTATAATGAGATTAAGGCATTGATTGAGAAACTTGAAAAGTAAAGCGTATGAGCAGAAATTTAATGAGAATGGCATGGATGATGACAGCTATGTCAGCTTATGTACAAGATAGCGTTTTTGGAATCCAAAGTCCTAGACTTGATACATCAAAAGGAAGCATCCCTTCTGACAAGCAGAAATGCCAGCCAAAGGCGCAGCATGAGTTCACCATCAAGGGAGTTAAGATCATGGCAGCTTCTAAGAAGGATGCTATCAAGAAGTTTAATCATCGTAAAAAGTAAAGCGTATGAATAAATTAGAATATATTCCAGGAGATATAGTAAAAATTGAATATGGAGAAGCTACTGGAAAAATAGGTTTCGTAACAAATACTTTTTTAAGAAGAAAAGGTTGCTATAGTCTTGTCGTATTTATTGGTAAAGGGTTTCAAGGTTCTTCTAAAGACGATTGGATTCAAACTTATAATGATGAGGTATCTCCGATTCCTCTCACTACTGAGATTCTAGAGAAGAATGGATGGGAGAGAAAAGTGATGAGCAGAGGAATAAAGAATAGTCATTTGGTATATACAAAACCCGATATTGAAGAATATGGATATTTCCCTATCTACATAGAAACAGGTATCAGTAAAGAGTTTGATGTATATCCGTTTACATACAACAATGTACGTACACAAATTGCATACATTAAGTATGTTCATCAACTTCAGCACCTTCTCTTCGGTCTAGGACTTAACTCAGAAATGGAGGTGTAGGTATGAGTGTAGCAACACAAGTAAATCACCATTGCCCTTTCTACGGAAGAAAATGTTACCAATGCGGTTATTGGAATCGTAGAGGAAATGAATGTGAGATAATAACTCATCAAGACAGAAAAATTTGATGTTTAACGCCTTCGGGTATAAAATATAATAGTATGCTTATAAGTGAATTTATTCAACAGCTTCAAGATGTTTACGATGAAGAGGGTGATATGGAAATTGCCATCAAGATAGATGATAACGACTTAGGTTCTGAACCTATTGTAGTGAAATCTACTGTTTATGAACAATTTTATATAACCAACTCATAACCGCCTTCGGGCATAAAATATAAAGATATGACAGAAGAAAGATTATCTAGAGCTAACGGATTAAGCAACTTTGTTAATGCTTACAAAGAAGTTATCGGTAGATATTGTAATGGCATGAGTGCTAATGAAAACAGACTGGGGTGTGCTCTAATAGATATAAACAAGTATGCGCCAAAAGAATCTGCCGACATAAAGAATGCTATAAAAAAGGCTTTAAATAGCATTCAGAAAGAGTTTGATGAGCTTTAGTAACTAACCATCCTGTAAAGGATATATAAATATAAGTAATATGATTAAGAAGTACAGAAAGAAGCCAGTTACCATTGAAGCTATTCCGTGGGATGGCAAGAATTTGTCTGAGATTGACAATTTTATGGGTGGAATCGTTGAGAACAAAGGAGCTACCCTTGTGATTCACACCTTAGAAGGAGATATGGAAGCATCCATTGGTGATTACATTATCAAAGGTGTAAACGGAGAGTTTTATCCTTGTAAGCCTGGTATTTTCGCTAAGACTTACGAGGAAGTAACCGAGTAACTAACCACCCTCTCCTGCAACAGGAAGAGGGGAAAAAGAAGAGAAAAGCGTTCTTTGACTTAGTGGATTACCGCAAATAAATTTGGAGATTACAAATATTTTCTGTATCTTTGCAGCGTTTTAAAATATAAATGATATGGCAAAGACTAAGAAAATTACAGTTAAAGATGTTGAAATCTCTGTATTATTAAAGGGAGATGAGAATGACTATATCTGTTTAACGGATATGACAAAAGGATTTGATGGTGGAAGTAAATTAATCGAGAAATGGTTGAGTAACAAATCTACTATTGATTTCCTTGGAGTTTGGGAGAGTATGAACAACCCTAATTTTAATTCCCCCGAATTCGGGGGAATTAGAAAAGAGACGGGAAGTAACAGCTTTTACATTTCCATCTCTGAATACGTTAAAAAGACCAATGCAATAGGAATATTTGCAAAGGCTGGTAGATATGGTGGTACATTTGCGCATAAGGACATAGCTTATCATTTCGGAATGTGGCTTAGTCCTGAGTTCAATCTTTTAGTTATAAAAGAATTTCAAAGATTGAAAGAATCTCAAAGCAATCCTCTATTACTGCATTGGGATGTAAAAAGATTGCTTTCTAAGGTGAATTATGCTGTACATACTGATGCTATTAAAGAATGTATCATACCACAGTTGACAATAGAAGAGACTAAACGTAATATCACAAGCAGTATTTATGCAGGCGAGGCTGATATGCTTAACCTTGCTTTATTTGGTTATACAGCGAAAGACTGGGAAAAAGCCAACCCAGTATTAGCTAAGAAGGGGTTGAATATGCGTGACACAGCTACAATTAATCAGCTTATTGTACTATCAGCAATGGAATCGTATAACTCTGTTCTCATAAAGGATGGAAAGCCTAGACGAGAGAGATTCCTTGCTTTACATAAAATGGCAAAGGAGCAATTAAAATCTCTAGACAAGCATAATGCAGAGCAACGATTTAGAAAACTATCTCCAGGAGATGACTCTCCTTTATTAGAGTAGGCTATATCAGCAAATTTTAAAACATAGGTCTAACGACCACTTTATAAGCGGTAATCCACAAGTTGGGTTGCCGCTTTTTGTATTCAATAATTTAAAAGAAAAGTATGATAAACATATTCAGACTTACATCACAGTTAGCCATCCTTCAAGAGGTAGCTGCCGACTATCAAGGCAAGACAATAGATAATATCATTCAGCAGATGGAGGCAAGGTTGGATGAAGTAATTAAACAAGAAACAATTTAGAACTATGGATAAGAAAGAGAAATCAATCAATAGTCATATTGGTAAGGCTATAGGCTATTCAGATAAGGCTCATGACGAGTTGCAAACCGCTCTAAATATTGCTTTGGAAGGAAAAGGGCTTAGTAACGAGGAAAAGGAACTTTTAAGCGTTGACTTTGCAACAGGTTCAGAAGAAGCCGTAGAGCGTGTTGCCGATGGTAGTTGTAATGATGAACATACAGGTGCATGGGATAGCCCAATTAGAGACTGCCGAATATCTGAGGTATATCGCATGACAGGTGAGCAGATACGTGAATATTTTAAATTGTGACAACTATGGATAAGAAGAAAGTTACAGAGCTGATAGAACAAGCTATCATTTGGAGTAGGTATGCTAACCAACATAGCGTTATCTCTAACTTAGAAGAAGCTTTGAAGGAACTCAACAAGCCAGACTGGGTATCTGTTGAGGATGAGCTGCCTCCTTATAACGAGAATGTGGAAGTTTGTAGCAAAGTAAAACCTACGGAAGTATGGATTGATTCAAGAGACAAATACATTAATGTAGGCAATAGCTTTAGATACAACAAGCTCTATGGTAATATTATCACTCATTGGAAACCTATTGATAAGTTGGAGGAATAAATCGCAAGTCTTGTGAGTTGTATGAACCAAAGTAAAAAGGGGTAGTTGCCGCTACCCCGAAAAAGATTCATTCTGCTTATACTAAGAAAGAAAAGCAAGTCCCATTTTTGGGATAGATGCGCTTTCCGTTCCTAATGATGTACTTGCAGAAAACACGAACCTTGTTGTCATTTGGATTCTTTTCCATCAAAAGTCCCTCCATCGTTTATCCAGACTTCTCTATCTGGGGGAATACTGCCCACTACAAAGCAGTACAAGAAAAAAGCCCCTAAGCGGCAACTAAGGGGCTTTGTAATCTCCTTGAACAGAGGAAGAACGGCGTGTAGTGTCGCCGATGGGGGACTATGATGTCCTAGAATCCGAGTGCAAAGGTAGTCATTTATATGATAATATAAACAATAACAATGTTAATGTGTTTTAAATATGGTCTAATTTAGACTACTCTAAAATAATATATAAATTTATAGTTAAGTATGGACAGAAATCAAGCTAAAGAATTTTATCCTATTCTGCAAGCTTTTGCAGAAGGAAAGGTAATTGAGTGTAGAACAAAACCGAGTGCATTAAGCAAAAGCTGGCGAGGTATGAATGATTGGACGGAAATGAAAGAGATTGAGTTTTGGAATAATACAGAATACCGCATCAAGCCAGATAGTAAGGCGAAAGCAAAGTACCGCCCTTTTGCCAATGTAGAAGAATGTTGGACTGAGATGAAGAAGCATCAGCCCTTCGGGTGGATAAAGTCTAAGGAAGATGGAAGTCGTTCCTTAATTACTCTTATTATTAGCGAAGAAAATATAGATATAAATTGTATCGGTGGCTTTACTTTGGACAAAATTATGAAAAGATTTACCTTTGCCGACGGAACAGTCTTTGGAATTTTAGAGGAGGAATAGCTTATGTATAGACCGATTACAATGTATCAGATTGTTTGCGATAGATGCGGAGAAGTATTTGGCGGTACAGATACTTGCTCTGCACTATTCAATAACAAAAAAGTCGATATTGGTGACTACTCTGATTGGGAAATGATAGATGGTAAGCATTATTGTCCAGATTGTTATGAAGTAGAAGTTATAAACGGAGTGTATAATGTTAAAGCAAAGGAGAAATAGATATGGAAGTATTAAAAGACATAAGTCAGTTAACAAAAGGTTGCTTAGTGACATTTATTAAAAATGATAAATTCCAATTCTACGAGTACCTTATGGTACACCCTAATTGTGAAACCTATTATCTTTTTATAGATAACTGGACGCAAGAAGTTGTACGAATACACGTCAGCGAACTCTTAAATGGAGATTACTATATAGGTAAATATGATACTGTTTTCGTTAATAGAAAGATGATAGAATTTTATAAACGTATGATTCAGTGTCACGAGAATAGAATTAAAGAGAAGAGAACTTAAAGGAGAATAGTTATGGCAACATATAGAATAGTAGATATGTATCGTAAAAGCAAGGCTGTTAAAGGCATACATTACGATTCTTGGGGTAATCCAATATTGGCTTTTCGTGTAGATAAGAGATATTCATTGTTATTTGGACTTATCCATTATTGGGATTATGGTGCATATAACCTTTGCCCAGAGTATTTGTTTTCTTCGATTGATAAAGCAGAAGAAGCTATATTGAAGGTAGATAAAAGTAAAATAATAACAATTTTATATGAATAGCTTATGAAAGCAGAAAATATCAAGTTCAAGGCTAAACGTCTTGACAATAATACTTGGGTAGAAGGTTACTTCTATGCTGAATGTGGTAACACTTACATCATCGAGGATAGGCAGAGTGAATCAATGCTTAATAGAAACGAGGCACATCAGGTTGACCCTTTAACGGTCTGCCAATTTGCAGGATTGAAAGATTGTGAAGGCAATGAGATTTGGGAAGGTGACATACTTTCAAATGTCACCAATGATAGTCCTGACGGAATAGTAGTGTTTAAATATGGCGCATTTTGTTTGCTCGCTAAGAATGGTCGTGACTTTTGCGTTGCACTAACATACCTTCTGAGTGAGAATGATTCATTAAATAGATTTAAGGTTATTGGCAATAAATTCGATAAGAAGTAGCATGGAAAAACAAATAACAATTAGTTTAGATTAGTACAACAAACTCATTGATATGCACACGAAAAGAGAGGAACTTCCCGAAAAGATAGAAGTAAAGAAGTTCACATCAAAGTGGTGGAAATGGCTCAAAAGAGCATCGTATTCACTCTTTCACTACAACAAGAATGTTGAGCAACAGAAGCTCATCAAGCGTTGTATTAATGAAATGTCAAGTGTGTTCCTCGGTAATCTGTATGGTTATTGGCGAGGTGATTTATCTGACTATCTCAAAGATAGAAACAATTTTGAGTATTTTATGAGACGTTACGAAAATGATGCCTATCGTCACGTAATGGAATGGTTAGATAAAAAGAAGTAGCGTATGAAGAATAAGATTTTAAACTTAATCAAGTCAGCCGTTTGGTTTGTCTTGTGTTTGCTTGTAGGTGCATTGATTTTTGAGGGTGTCCGCTCTTTGGCTAATAGCAATGAACCTGCAAAGGAATTTAGTACAACAGTATTTACTAAGAATGGGCATGACTATCTGCTTGTGGACACGAAACACGGAGTTTGTGTTATTCACGCAGAGAGCTGCCATTGTCATAAAAAGAAATAGCGTATGAAGGTTAGATTAGCAAAGAAGATAATGAAGCATAAATGTACTTTCCTCGATTTAGAAGAGAAGTACAAAAAGAAAGGGTATAATGTTAAGTGGTTGCTTGCAATGGCATCTTACGATAAAAGAAAGAGGTGTCGGAATGCCTTACCATTCGACCACCGCATCACAAAGGCGATAAACCTTAGCGCAAAGTGCAAAGCAAGGGATATTCTTCACGATATAGAGAAGAACGGTTGCCGAACTCCTTTTAACCAAAAGGATGTAGAATCTTGCAGACGTAAGGTTGAAGGTTATAAAGTTTAACAATTAAAAAGAAATGAGATATGAATGAGTTTACAAAGGTCTTTGCAAAGACAATAGAAGATGAAGCTATCAAGCAGATAGAAGTTCTATCCAATAGCGATGCTTACTCTGGTTGTGAAATAAGAATAATGCCAGATTGTCACGCAGGTAAAGGCTGTACTATTGGCACGGTGATAGAGCTGGACAAAAGAGTAGTTCCTAACACCGTAGGAGTAGATATAGGTTGCGGAATGAAAGTCGTTAGACTTGGTAAAGTTAATATTAATCTACAGAAATTTGACGAAGCAGTCAATACGTTGATTCCATCTGGTTTCAATATCAACGAAGAAGCTTCTGCATTCATACATGGATTAGTTGACGGCAATATGTTTGGTAAATTTCGTTCTTGGGATAGTATTAATGGGATGGATATAGTATATCGTTCTGTTGGTTCTCTTGGTGGGGGTAATCACTTTATAGAGTTAGATGCAAACGAAGAGGGTGAGAAGTTTCTTGTGATACATACAGGAAGTAGAAACCTTGGAGTTAGGGTGTGCAACTATTACCAAAACCTTGCTTACCAGTATTGCCACAAGAAGGCTGCCGATAAGTCGGAGGTTATTGCCAAGCTAAAAAGCGAAGGCAGAGAAAATGAGATACAGAGTGTTATTAAGTCATTAGGTACTAAAAATATAAGCAAGGAACTTTCTTACTTGGAAGGTGATTTACTCAATGACTACCTCAATGATATGCGCATAGTTCAAAAATATGCTGAACAAAACAGAATGATTATCGCCAACAGACTTGTAAATGCTTTAGGTGTAGATATTGATGCTGATTCAGATAAGTATTCTTTTACAACCATTCACAACTATATAGATACAGACAAGGGTATATTGCGAAAGGGAGCTATCAGTGCAAAAAAGGATGAGGTAGTCATTATCCCAATGAATATGCGTGATGGTTCTCTTATCTGCAAGGGAAAAGGTAACAAAGATTGGCTATGCTCTGCCCCTCATGGCGCAGGTAGATTAATGTCTCGTACACAGGCAAAGAAAGAGTTATCTATGGATTCTTACAAGAATGAAATGAATGGTATTTATTCCACATCAGTTTGTGAAGAAACCATTGATGAAGCACCTATGGCATACAAGCCAACCGAAGAGATTGTTGAGTTAATCAAACCTACGGTTGATGTCATTGATGTCATTAAGCCAATTTACAACTTTAAAGCAAAATCATAATGAGCAAGCAAACATTTGACTTCTCGGAGGCTCTGAGAAGAATGAAGGAAGGAAAGAAAGTGAAACGTAGGATATGGAATAATGGAACAACATTTATTAATAAGAAGAAAATTTACGTCCGATGTGTATCCTATAATGATATATGGGGGATGGATTATCTGGACGTTCCTTTTGTTGGCATGCCGTGCGTTGATGGTGACATTCTCGCAAATGATTGGGAGGAGGTGGAATGATGAAGAACGTTCCATGTGTATGCGATTTCAGACCACTGCTATTCGCAGAACAATTCGAGAGATTAAGCAGGTTGGCACTTGTCTCTGTGTATGCGATTGCACTTAATAAGTTTTGGAAATCTTGCGAAGAGTCTTACAATAATCGTGTTGACGACCCTCGTTTGGATAGCCGTCCACCGTATCTTTGGCAATGGATGGATGATTCCGATATTTTGATAGGAAACAAGGTATATAGAAAGCCTTCTTTTAAGCCTTTTCTACACCTTCGTGATAGTGAAATTAAAAAGATTATAAATCAGTTTAATAGATATAAGTATGAAAAAGAAAGTATTGCATCTGTCCGTCAAGAAGCAGTGGTTTGATATGATTTCTGCTGGCGAAAAGACAGAGGAGTATCGGGAAATAAAACCATATTGGATTAAACGTCTGACCACCAACTGCGAAGTAGCTTATGATGTGGCAGCAGAAACATATTGTGGGAAGGTGCTTTATCGTCCTTACACTCACGTCCTCTTCATTAATGGCTACCGCAAGGATAGTCCACGAATTGAGAAGGAGATTGAGAGTATCACCATCGGCAAGCCTAAAAAAGGTCTATGCCCCGACAAGTGGCTTGGTACTGAGTTTTTTATCATTAAATTCAAGTAGCGTATGAAACAGAAAAAAGTTGAATTATGTGTACCAGGGTCTCTTATTTGGAGTCAAATAGATGACTATTTAGATACAGATTTGATTGGCGGTGGAAAACGTGTACGACACAGCGGTAGAGCTATAAGAGAAATTTTCGAAAATGGAATGATTAATTAAGTCAAAGTTATATGAAAGTAAAGAATTTACCAAAGAAGATTTACCTCAACATCTGTAGCAATGAAGATGAGGTAGATTACAATGAGCTTAACGGAGTAACGTTCAGTACAGAAAAGGTTGATGTTACTGATTGTGGCACAGAAAACGTTCCTTACGTGAATACTGCATCATTATGGCACAACCTAATAGAAGATAAGCCACCATTAAGAAAGTGGGTAATGTTCCGATATAGTGGAGGTGGCGTAAATCCTACGGCTCTTCATTATGGAGCAATGAGTGACGAAATATGGGTTGTCACAAGAGGAGACGGAACACAGCGTATCGAAGCTCTGTATGAATGCTATGATAAGATAGAGTGGCTTGATTTTGATGAACTAAAATAGTAATAGCGTATGACAAACGAGGAATTTTGTAAGGCTCATATAGGTGAGCGAGTTCTTTATAAAGGTAAAGATATTGGCGCATACGTTGCAGGGTATGTAGAAGAAAAGTATATCATCTTAGGATTTAATGATTATACGGGTTGTATTAGTTGTTTCACTTCTAAAATAAAAAATCTTTGTGGAATGTATCACTCGTATCGATTCGCAAAATTAAAGTATTTGGAAGTAGTAAAACATTAGTAATATGGAAAAAGATAACAGTTGTTTTAAGCTTTTATTTATTCTTTTTATATTAGGAATTTTTGCTTATATGGGTATTAACGATAGGTCTCATAAAGGTAAAACTTTTTGGTATGAAGTAATAGATAAACGAGAGTCTGTAGGAAGTCACTTCTCCATTATTAACAAGGGAGTGAGGACGGATTATAATATAATATTCAAACGAATTGATAACGGAAAGCTGTTCCCATGTAAAGATGTGGAGTATGGAGATTATATTCAATATCTGTTACACCACAAATACTCCATAACAGAGGAAGATATGCAAGAGCTTTCAGGTATTTATAATAGAGATTTCTATAAGTGATAAAAATAGAGAATATGGAAAAATATAAATATACAAATAAAGAGGAAAGACCCATTCCAAAATATAAGAATGGTGATATTGCTTGGTATATAGATAGTTGGTTTGAACATCCGCAACGCTGTATTATAAAGGGATGCTGCAACGTATCTTGGTTCGAGGGAAATGAGCTTAACCCTTCTGGTTGGTGGATAGATTATAAATACAAACCCGACTATTGTGAACGAACTAAACAGCATACAATTAGAGAAGAAGAGCTTTTTGATACCGAGCAAGAAGCTTTAATTGCATTGTTCGAGAAGTTTAAAGAAAAAGTAAAACGTAAAGTAGATTTCTTTAGCAAAGAGGCAAAAAGGTTAGGCATAAAACAGCAGTTGTTATTACAATAATAAAAAAGGGTAGGGCGAAAGCTCTACCCCTTTCGCAAAAAAATAGCCCCTCCATCGACCAGTCTTGGTATGACAAGGCAATGCGTTGGGTTGACCCTGACTGGTGGGAGAAACATCCTAATGGCGGAAAGGATTCCTTGAACTTTGAAGAAGCTCTGAAGGCTATCATGAAAGCTACTGGTGCAAAATTGAATAAAAAGGAAGAGGAGAACAAAAACAAAGAGGGGGAAGACTAAGCTTCCCCTATCTCCTTTAACCCCAAATCCATTAATAGCTTATCCAATATCTCATTCACGTCATTACGGAAACTTCGGTAAGTAACATAATAGAAACTGATGTTTTTGTAATCATGGCTTACATTAGAACATGTACACCCCAAAACCTTAGCGATTTTTTCTCTTAACCCTCTTCTCATCTTAGAACCGCCAAGGGCACTAGGAGAATAAAGATAAAGAATAACAAAGATAAATTGCTTGCGTACCATTGTTGAATTTCGTCCGGCATGATAGCTCATAAATTTATCGTAAATATTGCCTACTTGCGCCAGATCTTGCATCAATGGAACGGAAAGGCTTATTTCTTCCTTGGATAAGATGGCCTTAGTTTCTCTAATCCATTTTATGCGTTCCATGATTTTCTTTAGATTCATTTCAATGTCTGATTCTTTCATTCTTTTCTGTTTTTAGTTCAACATTTCTTAGACGAAGTAAACCTCGTCTGCATCTATTTGTTTCCTAAACTTTTCTATGTTAGAAACTATCAACGAGCAGTGCTCAAACGAACTCTGCCCATTGATAACTTTTTTCTATTCTTGTTATTCGGTATCTCATTTTATTTCGATAAGAGTTAAAATGCAATAACCCAACAAGTCTTTATAGCTGTCAAGAATAGGTTCTTCTTTAGCATCCTCGTTCAAAGTAAGCAAAGAGCAAATACGATTAATCTTCTCTTGCAAATGACCGAATGCATACGGATAACCATCCTTAGAGAAACATTCCGAGAAAGCGTTTCCATACCGCTTATTCTTGGTTTTGAAAAGCTCGATTTGCGACCAGATGATGTCGTTATAATCAGAAACAATATACCAAGAGAGCGTAAGCAAGGCTTCCATCGCCATTACGCTGATATGATTTCGTAAGGTTTCTTTGTCTTCAGAAGATGCTCGAATCTCATACATAAGACGAAGGAAATTGGCTGCGCTTGAAAATAATCCGAGCTTTCCGAAGTCCTCCCTTAGAGATGAAACGAAAGTGGCGTTATCCTTGCATTCAATCATGTCTGCCAAATGTCTTATCTCAAAGATATACTTGTTAGCATATTCGCAACACCCATTGTTATTTTGCTCCACCATGTCCGTATCCTCCTCCACGATTATTTTCCATATTCAACTCTCCAAGTATGCAATCTGGATTTTCTACCTTGCGGAATGCACCCTGACAAATACGAGTACCCTTCTTGACTACGAAAACATAATATTCGTAATCTGAATTTAGTTTAAATTTGCTATCCTTTGTCGGCATATAACGGTCGGAATTAACTCTATAAAGCGCACCAATATCGTCCCTATAGTCTTCATCGACCAAACTTAGACAAATATCCATATCCGCTCTAACATTAGTCATGTAACCAACTTGTGTTTCGTTCTTGTCAATAAAAGCAACATCTACAAGCATACCTTTATCAGTAAAGCCAGAACGTGAACGAATATCCAAACCAACACCTTTAGGAAGTTCAATTCCTAAAGATAGATTGATATGACCTCTACCCATTTTCACCCAAGGCATATTCAATACTACATCTTGTGGGCAGTAAAAATCAACTGCCGCTGCAATACCTTCCTTATAAGGGACACTACCACCTCGCAAGTCAAGTACATAAGCCTTGCCTTGTGCAACTAACTTTTTTGTTAACTCCTTATCCATTGTATATAAAGCCTAAATCATTTAAAGTTCTACAATTCTTAACCAGTCCTTTTGCCCATAAATTACGCAACTCAGGTAACGGGTCTTTTCCGTACCTATTATTTATGGTTGCTAAGGTCAAGATTTCCGGTTTAATATGTTTATCTCTTTTCTGCTGCCTTAGCTCCTTCAGAATATTCTCCAAGTTCTCCATTGACGAAATCCTCCATTGTTATATTGTCAACCCCAAATTTATCAGCCAAATCATCATTGCCAATAATCAGCCAATTAGATTTGTCTTTGAGAAACTCTATACTCTCGGTGCTTTTTGCAGCATCAACAAAAGTATCATCAATATTATTAGTAGAGCGATATGGAACTACCGCCTTATCAGCATACATAGCAATTTCGTAAGTAATAACCGATACCATTTTTGCGAATGTTATATCGCTTGAATACATTGCTTGGTTCTTGTCATATCCTAAGATGTTGACACGGACTATATTATCATCTGCTTGCAACGCTCTAAAGAAATCGTGCTTTAGCTGAAAATCCGTAATATCTACCGGATGTTCATTACCCGATGGAATACTTATAATATTCAACAGGCTTACAAAAATAACTTTTTTATTCATTGTCTTCTTCTGTCAATAATTTGTCTATTGTTTTTTCTAATTCGTCCAATCTCAAAGTATAATCCTCTTCGTAAACGCATGTCAATGTAGAAATAAAGAACTTATCATTATCTGTTCTCAATTCAATCTCCATGTATTCCTCGTAATAGCTATCGTATTTAATCGCTATCGAAAAGGAGTTCATGTAATCTGGGTTAAACCTTCTCTGTAAGGCTTGTGCCCTCGTAAAGGCATTTTTAAATTCATCCGTCATGGCTTAATATTTTGAGTAAGCATTTCCTTGTTCTTTGCCATCGCATCATGAAAGCCTATATCGTATCTGTCTGTTTGCTCCAGCTCATAGTTTCGCTTAATTAGTTCACTTGTCTGATACGAACTCTTTGCAAGTTTAATCTTAAAATAGACAAACTCAACAAACATAACCATAAAGCAAAGAACAAAACCGATAATCACCGCTACCTTTGTGTTCTCTTTACAGAACTTTACAATACACTTAGCAACCCAGCATGTTGTACTAACTATGCCTACAAGTACAAGGTAAGGAATTCGTAGCAGAACCTTGCATAACATACCCATAGTTCTCTTCGTATAAGATGCGAAATCCGTACTCGTAAAAACTAACTTTAACTTCTTCATATTTTAGCCTATTTAATGTTTATCAAAAGTCTCTTATTTACGAACCACAACAAATCAATTCCGTTCATCATACAATATCCGCAAAGCATGCCAATCAATATTATGATCTTCTTGAATACTCGGTAATGCGTCATTTCTATCTTCAGCATAGACATCATCAAGTCTTCAAAGGAACGGTCTCTCATTGAGTCTGGGTCTAGCCTCAACGATTTGACATTCATCTTGTACTTATTGGCCATTGAGAATAATGTAATAGCAAACTCTGCTAATTTGTCCTCTAGAGTTCCGGCAACGAGTTTAGAATATATTTCTATTGTATCTCGTCCATTAACATTTTCATATTCCCAACGTTTGGCGTTGAAACGACCTTCATATTTGCGCATTTCTACAATAGCGTCAATTACGTTGAATGTTTCAGCCATTTGGGTCTGGCTAGCAACATCGAAGTTGCAAGCCTCTATAATCTGTTCTATTTCTGCTATCTCCATTTTTTTATACTATTGAATCTAAATCAAAATCATTAGAGGGGATGAAAGCCACATGGTCTTTCTCCCTAGTCATCGTTCTCTCTCCTGTTCGCACGCAATTGATTGGCTTGGAATTTTTGTGTCGTACCACAAACGTTCCAAAGCTACGTATTGTTACTCTATCTCTATTACGTAACGACTGCTTGGTGAGGTCTATAAAAAAATTCACAATGGCTTGAACATCATCCTTACGGAACTTCTTGCCATTTACATCTCTAAGGTTCTTAATGATTGCCTTGACAATTTCTTCTTTCTTCATATTCTCTAAGTTTTTTATTCCCTAAACTTCTAATCAAGTCGTATGGGTCTATATCATATTTCTTGATAAAGCAATCCCTCAGCTTGCTTAAAGCATTGAAATCTGCATTTGTTGTATTCTTGACTATCATATAAGCCGAGTCTAACCGAGCATCTGTTTTAGGGGCTTTAATCCGAAAAAGCTTGTTGCCTTTCTCGTCTTCAATAAGTTCCAGATTAACTTCCTCGCCTTTAGCTTTTTTTCTTGCTGACCATTCTTCATAAGTGATGGCATTTAGCTTGATAGTCTCATCCTCTTTAGCCTCCTTTTCTCTCTGTATATTTGCCTCTACAGATTTTATGGCATCTATGCGATGGGAGCAAAAAGTATTCAAGCTCTTTGTTATAACTTGCGGATTTGGCTTCTTGTAGAACTTTTCAAACTTTCCGGCAATAAACATCTTGAAGAAAGTAATCAGTTCATTCAGATTAAGGAAATAATACTCATCCTTTATAGCATTCGCTGTCATTATCTTAATATTGTCCGTAACCTCATTATTAACAAAGCCACAAATACCATAGACATCAGAAATCCATGCTACAAGCCATGTTATTGCACTTCCTTCTCCATAACACAGGTCAAGATAGGTTAGTGTTGGTGCGTTGCTCTTAAAAGCTTTTCCGATAGGCATCTTACTACCTACTTGGCTTGATGGAGAGAAAGACATTAGAATGTCATCGAACGTTCCATACTCATTGAATATTCGTTGCTTTTCTCTGTTGATTGAGACGCTGCACGAGGTTGGCTGACTCTTGATAATAGCCTTGCTCTGCATCTTTATTAGTTCCTTGCTTTCTGTCATCATAATTTCCTTCCAATACTTTAACGAAATTGTTTGGTCTCATAATCCAATCAAAACTTGCCATCCACCCATTGCTACCATTAAGAAATGCAGATGCGGCTGCTTTATCTATCACAAGTTTCATCTGCTCACTCCCATATTCTTTAAGCCGTGAATTAATCATTGACTTTCTCTTCGAAGTCAGGGCATGAACAAGAGGCATTCCTCTTCCAACGATAACCTTATTGAAATATTCGCAAACCTTCTTTGCTTTATCATCCACTTGTTGTACACTAGGGACGTTGTTCAATGCTATTCGTTCTGGTTCGTTCTTGTGTGGTTTAGATTCTTCACCTTCAGCAAATTCTATGTTGTCTTCATGCTTCCAAATAAAGACTTTTCCGCTACCGATAGATAACATTTGTTTCTCAAATAGCCCCTCAATAGTTTTTTTTACCTTTGCCACCGACATGCCTATCTTTTCCGATAATTCTTTGTTGCTTCCATATACATATCCGTCTTTGTCAGCATTAAATGACAAACGGACGAAAGCGACTAATTCATCAGCATCCAAGCTACATGCTTTTTCATCTAATTTTACTACCATATCTTAAAAGAATGTATTTGTTAATTGTTTATTTCCACTCATTATTACCCACTTTCCTTTGCCGTTTTGATCTAGCAATTTCAAGTCTTCAACCTTCCCGAACCTCTCATAAGTACCGCAGAGGTCAACAAACCAAGGCTGTTTCCCTTTTGATAGTCTAAGAAGTCTTCCTACAACTTGATAGTATTGCGCTAATGAGCGTGTTGGCTTTGCATACACGACCGTATCTAACTCCGGATAGTCAAAACCTACGACTAATATTTGACTATTTACCAATACTTTAGTCTGCCCATTGCGGAAACGCTCGATGATTGCTTCACGTTCTTTTGGAGGAGTCTCTCCGCAAACCATTTCGCAGTTAGGTATGGAATATGTCAGCTTCTGAGCTTCCTTAACGAACTTCGTAAAAACCAAGATACCTTTACGCTGTCCACCTCGTTTAGGATTAAGCAATCTTTTAACAACACTAACTAGCCATCCGTACAAATCTACACGTTCATATTCTTGCTTGACACTTTGGTCAGTGTAATCACGGCAAGTTGAATTGAGCTGCAAGTTTCCTTCGTTCCATTGTGGTGGCGGGCATTTGTAATAGTTCGGAAGACAGATATATCCGTTTTTTGCCATATCCTCAACTTGAACATAGTAAATAAGCTCCTTGAAAATCTTGTCTCTACTTCTTGTCAGAAACTTCAGTATGCTACCATAGTTCTGATAGGAATACAAACGGAAAGGTGTTGCGGTTAAACCTATGACCTTACTCTTTAATTTATCAAGAAACTCCTTATACATGCCGGATTCAGGTTTTACTAAATGAACCTCATCAATTAATATGTATTTAAAGTCTGTAAACAATTCGGGATGTCCTTTCACGCTACCAATTGTAGCAAAAGTAACATCGCTGATTTCTTTTGATTTAAAGCTAGCGGAATAGATGCTGGCATTATCAAATCCATAAGAACAATACTTCTTGTAGTTTTGTTCCAAAATCTCCTTAGTAGGAGAGAACACAAGCACTTTATCCTTGAGCCTAGCAGCTATATCTGCCAAAATCAATGATTTGCCCGATGCAGTAGGAAGCACTTCCAGAGCGTTCCAGTTTTTCTTCTTATCCAAGAAAAACTCAACAGCCTTCTTGCTTGCCTCTTCTTGATATGGTCTTAATTTAAACTTCATTTCACAAATAATATGAAATCACTTTTGTTACTATATAGGAATGCACAAGTCTTATGCATAACAAAAGCCCTTAGAGAAGACCTTACAGTTTTTATGGTGTGTCTCACCGAATACGATTGCAAAGATACAAAGAATAATTTAATAATGCAAACGTTTTAGTGTTTCTTGTTTATTATATAACATACTTTAAACTTTATTCATTATCTTTTTCTTCATTCATTTTCAGAATAAGAGCCGCATAGTATTTGTAGAGTTCTTGTAATTCAAACACAGACCAGTTCTTTGCTTGATGTTTCATTACCTCCAATAAATCAACTTGCTGCTCACCAAGTCGTTTTACTTCATCCATATCCAAAGGAATGTGAGGATGCTTTTGCAGATAAGCCAATCTTCCTAGCTTCATTACTAAATTCTTTCTATAACCGATAAGATGATCAGAAGAGAATCTGTTGCATCGTTTGCATTCCGCATTCTGATTACGTGTATCAAAGCGCAAACTCATATGAGTTCGTCCGCAATAATGCCCATTGTCGGCTTGGTCGATTGGCAATATTCGTCCACAACTGATACATCTGAAGTACTTATAGTGAAACTCTCTAGAGTCTCTCATGCGGATATAAACCGACATAAGTCTATCTAACTTATCAACCCACTTTTGCTTCTCGCTCCTTTGGTGTTTAGGCTTCTTTCCTCCTTTGTTAAATCTATCATAATATCCCATAATCTTTATCCTTTATCAAACCAAAAGTCATAGTTGCTGCTGTGGGGGTCGAACCCACAACCTTTTTCCGATTTGGGCGGACGTTCTACCATTGAACTAAGCAGCACCACCCCATAAGGGGAATTTCAAACCAGTTAAATATTTAGAAAAATGAAAAGCTTTACTCCTTTGGTTTATCCATATGCAAGAATACGTCCATGATTGATGTTTCCTTAAGACTTGTAATATTGTAATCAATCATAGTCTTACCCATAATCTCATCAACATTCTTGCGAGCCTTTTCAATGGTATCACCCTGCACAAGATAACGAACCTTAGTCTTTCTCTCTTTGTCTGATTTTTCGTCAATAGTAATCATGTTAATACTGCAATCGTAGTATTTATCCTCACTATCAACTTCTGAAAGGAACAACTCTGAGAAACTAGCTTTCTTCATAGTAACAATTTCCATGTCACCATTTGTGTAAACTGTCATTTCTTCGGTTGTCTTAGCCTCACATTCTGACCATGACAAGGCATCTACAACATATTGTTCTGTAGTCTTAGCGTTCGTTCCATCCTCTAAAGTCTTCTCATAACGAACACCTACGATAAAATACTTTCCTGTTAATGATTTCATATTCTTTGTTTTTTATGTTAGAGAATGTGGTATCGGTGGGGCTTGAACTCACGACCTAATGTTTAGGAAACATTTGCTCTATCCAACTGAGCTACGACACCAAGCATTCTATAGAAACTCTTTGTTTAATTCTGCTTGCCTCTCCACCTGTGTCTGCCATACCATATAAGCATGGTCTTGTGGGGTCGGTATGTATAATCCTCTTTCCATAGAGCAATGATGAAGCCATCGGTCTATACATAAAGACATTTCTTCTTTGTCAAGGTCTGGTATGTGCCTCCAATATTGGAAGGTCTTGCCTTGCTTATTCTCACGCTCCCTAAGAAAAACATCCTTATTTACACGTTTGAACTCTTGTTCGATATAGTCCTTAGTATATCCTTCTTCGATAGCTACGTAAGTGATTGTTACCCACAGATAAGCATTCTGCTGGATTGTCCTAGATTGTTGTCTCTCTTTAAGGTCAACAACAAAGAATTTCTCATTATAATAATCACCTTGTAGTTTCTTAGCTTTGGCTATCATTGCCTTGGCTCGTTCCTCGAACTTTTCTAGCTCGACAGGATTCAACATATTATATACCATCTTTCTTTAATCAATACTGCGTTAAATTAATATTTAATCGTCTGTAAATCAATAACTTATATTAAGAAGTGCTTATGAAAACTTAACTATAAAAAGTTGGTCAAGTCGCTGATTTTCA